GTCTCCTTAGTCGCGTGCAGGCGCCTAAGAAGCTCGATTTGAGCGTCGGACCATTTCATGGGTTTCCCCTCACAAAATCATCAACAATCTGACGGATGGCCTCGGCCCTCGTAATGGGCGCCAATTTTCGCCAACGGTCCAGTAGTTTAAGAACCTTGCGGTCCATCCTGACTAGCACCGGAACCCGGTAGGTCTTGGGGCGACCAATTTTTGATATTGACTTTGGCATCCATCCTCTTTACATTGGCAATATCGAAAAGTCAACCGCGAGGAAAACCCCATGTCAGACGTTTTGCAGTTCATGTTGAAAGGCCAAGAGGCCGTTCGCAAAGCTACCGTGCAGGTTGAGTGGATGGACGACCCCCTTCGGCCCAATTTCAGGGCCTACAAACTTGTCGGAGAAAGCAAAGAGGCGGTGCAGGAGTGCATTACCTCGAAAATGCGCTGGCTCGAACATCTCGACGGCTGCGGCTTCGCGCAGTTCAGCAATCCCACCAAACGAGAGGACGGAAAATGGTACTCCGAGGGCGGAGTGCTATTCGATGTTTAGAGAGATTTGCGTCACCATCCGAGACGCCTTTGTGATAACCTTCTTTGCTAGTGTGGTCCTTATCGTTGCGGGGCTACTCATAACGGGGGTTTTGACACAATGAAACGCAAGATAGCTATGGCCGCAATTATGTTTGCGTTGTTCGGGGCTCCAGTGAAGGCACAAGTCATCGGCGGCAGGCCAGCCGGTTGCCCACATTCGTATTGCGGATGCGGCTTGCGTCTATATCTTGGCCTGCAAGACAAGGCGCTGAATCTTGCCTGGGAATGGGCGCGTAAGTTCAGACACACGGCAGCAGCACCGGGCATGGCCGCCGTTCGCCACCATCATGTCATGTTGCTTCTCTCGCAGGTCAGCGGATCTATATGGACCGTGAGAGATTATAACGGCGGGCGGCATTTATCTTGGATACACGACCGCGACGTGCGCGGGTACGTCTTTGTTGACCCTTCATCACGAACAGCAGCGAGGTAAACATGAACGCCGCAGTAGCGAAGATTGAGCCGCAGTTACCGCAGACCCACGCGCCGACGCCCATGGACTTGCTCATGCAAGCCGTGTCAGGCGGCAACATAGAGTTGGCCGAAAAACTCATGGGCCTGCAAGAGAGGTGGGAACGTAATCAGGCCCGCAAGGCGTTCGACAACGCCATTGCATCCGCCAAGTCCACCATGCCGGTGATTGTCAAAAACCGTGACGTTAACTTCGGTCAAGGCAAAACTTCCTACAAGTTTGAGGATCTTGCCACAATCGCCAAGGCGGTTGACCCAATCTTGGCCGAGCATGGCCTATCCTATCGCTTCCGCACCAACTCGGAGGCAACTGGCGTTACCGTGACCTGCATCGTGTCGCACAGGGACGGCCACAGTGAGGAAAACTCCCTGACGGCAGGATTCGACACCAGCGGCAGCAAGAACGCCATCCAGGCCCTCGGCAGTGCCGTGACGTACCTGCAACGCTATACCCTGAAGGCCGCCTTGGGCTTGGCATCAAGCACCGACGACGATGGTCAGGGCTCTGTCGATAAGATCACCGACCAGCAGCTTGCCGACCTAATTTCCCTTGCCGACGAAGTGACCGCCGACAAGGTTAAGTTCTGCAAATACATGAAGGTCAACAGCCTAGCCGATCTCCCGGCCAGCAAGTTGAACGAGGCCGTCGCGGCACTAGAGGCAAAAAGGAAGCCAAAATGATTGAACAGGGAACACCGGAATGGTTTGCCGAACGTCTTGGCAAGGTGACGGCCTCGCGTGTGTCGGACGTGGCGGCACAGACAAAGACGGGATGGGGAGCCAGTCGCGCTAACTACATGGCCCAACTCATTGCCGAGCGCCTCACGGGAACCGTGGCCGAGTCCTACACCAACGCCGCTATGCAATGGGGAACGCAGACGGAGCCGGAGGCTAGAGCCGCCTACGAGTTTCGCACTGACGCGACCGTAGAGTTGTCAGGATTTGTGCCGCACCCAAAGATTTCCATGTCGGGCGCGAGCCCGGACGGATTGATAACCGACGCGGGCCTTGTCGAAATCAAGTGTCCCAACACGGCAACCCACATAGACACTCTGCTAGGAGACGGAATAGACAAGAAATACCTGACGCAAATCCAATGGCAACTTTCCTGCACGGGACGGAAATGGTGCGACTTCGTGAGCTACGACCCGCGTATGCCGGAAACCATGCGGCTGTTCATCCAGCGCGTTAACCGAGACGACGCCAGAATTAAGGAACTGGAGTCCATCGTATCGGTGTTTCTGGACGAGTTGGACGAGAAGGTGGCCGCGTTGACGAAGCAGTACCCCATGCCAAAGGAGAAATTAGTAGCATGATCCAGCCGGTAAAATTTGTATGGGACGGCGACAACATGGTGCCGGATACCCGGTTCAAGAGGCTATGCGACAAACAATACGTCGTCGGGCAGACATACCGCATGGTGGAGGAGGCCGAACGGTCCCGCGCAAGCCATGACCATTATTTCGCCGCCATAGAGGACGCATGGCAGAACTTGCCTGAGAACCTGACCGACCTCTACCCGACCTCAGAACACCTACGAAAACGCGCCCTGATTGCCGCTGGCTATGCCGACCAGAAATCAATTGTCTGCACGTCCCACGCCGAGGCGGTCAGGGTGCAAGCCTTCATGAAGGCAGCCATCGACTACTCAATGGTGACAATAGAGGGCTCGACGGTAACGCTCTACACTCCAAAGTCCCAAAGCAAACGCGCCATGGGAGCCAAAGAGTTCCAACTAAGCAAGCAATCGGTCCTCGATATTGTGGGGGAAATGGTAGGGGTAGAACCTGAGAAGTTGGCAGCCAATGCGTAGCAACGACGAGTGGATAGGGGCTACCGATGACGCACACGTTCCTCCGAGGGTTCGCCTACGCATTTTTAATTTCTTTGATGGTTGTTGTTATTTATCGGGACGCAAAATCCGCCCTGGAGAAGCGTGGGACCTGGAACACATTGTCGCACTATGCAACGGGGGCCTTCACAGAGAGTCGAATCTGGCTCCGGCATTGGTTATTCCCCACCGAGAGAAGACCAAAGCGGATCGTGCCTTGAAGGCCAAGGACGATAGGGTGAGAAAGAAGCATTTAGGTATTGGACGGAAGAAAAGAACAATCCCAGGACGACACTTTGACGGAACCCCGATTTTCTCACGCTGGCGCTAGGGACTACTCCGCCCCACAGTCTTAGCTATCCCGCTCCAATCAGTCTGCGTTGTCGTGCAGCCAACTAAAAATGCCAGATAAACACATATCAAAATAGACAGAACAATGCCCACCCATAGCTTCTGCATTGGCGTAAAAGGTCCTGCGCCCCTCTCATTCTCAGTCACGGTTGAGCCTGTAACGCTCGCTGATAAGCTGCGCCGAAAGTTCTAGGAAGCGGGAACGCTATAACATTGTTCCAATGTGTTACGTCGGTATCCTCAAGGATGTCGATGTACCGCAAGCCAAGCGAGTTGGCGTATTGCCCGATAGCGCAAACATTGCAGGAATTGTATTCGTATTCCTGCTCGGGCGGCTGTTGACCAAGCCAAGCAATGAAGCCCTGTAAAGTTGGTTTATTCCACTTTGGATCGTAGAGCATTGTTTTCCTCCTTTAGATCCTCGATCACCCTCTGTAGTCGCTCGATCTCAGTAGCCGCAGATTCAAATATAGCAATGTCAAAAACCATTTTTGGCTTAGGTGACGGCTCAGGCTTTTGCTTCTTTCCCATGGTCGCCTCCTAATATCCAAGAGAACGCATCAACATCGAAACTCCGTAAATAAACATTCCGATTGCGATCATCCACTGTCCCACGAAAATCTCCTATTCCTCGTCCTGTTTACCGGACAATTCCTCTGGATGGTTCTCATAGTAGTCCGATGCAGCAAAACAATCGCAGTCTGGATATTGACAGGACCCTCCCGTAACAACGCGGGCGATGCAACTCTCTCTCAGTTCTTTTTCTGAGCGAACACGTCCTGCGCCGCCTCTATTTCCTGCTACTGTTGTCATCAGAACTGCCATCCGAACTGGACGGGCATTGTTTCAATCCTGTGGATGAAGGCTTTGGCCTCGCGCCAATCATTCTGACTTCCGTTGCGTTGCTTGCGAGCTGCAAATGACCATGCCATACTGTCGGCGCTTTCTAGGCAGTCCAGCACCACGCCAGATGCTAAGGCGGTT